TGTGGTCTTCATTCCAATGTGTTCCAATACTTGCAACCGAAAAAAAGGTGCAAGGTGGACTTGCCCAAATAATGTCTGGTTTAATTGTAACTTTTTGAACATCAAAATCAAATATGTCACACACATAATCAATATTTTTAAAAGGCATTGCATCAGAACTGAACACATTAAACCCAAGTTTTTCTGCAACTTTTCCCACACTTCTTGAACCTGCAAACAATTCCAGAACTTTCATTTTAAATGTTTTTTTACTTTTTTGATTGTTCTTTTAATACTATAATATGAAATGCCTGTTAATTCTGATAATTGCAACATTGAAATCCCTTGAATGCAAACAATGTCAAACACCCTTTTATCATACCAATGCATGTTTTCAAGTTTTTCTTTCAGTCCAATTGTAAAATCAACTTCACTTTGTTCTTGTTCATTAGATTTAACGAAAATTTTTTTGTTGTCTGTTGGAATGTATTTTTTATTTTTTCTTAATAGGTCAATCCAAACACTTCTTAAAACCTTAAAAACAAAATAATAATTGACTTCATCCTTATTATAAAGAATTGAATTGTTTCCCCTTTCTTCCCATTCATGAAGTTTGATATACATATTTTGAACCACATCTTTTGCAGTGTGTTCATCTGCACCAAAGGATTTGACAATATTAATCCAATCATCATTTTTTAATGCAAGTTTATCAATCAATCTATTCATCCCAAAACGTAAATTTTAAACCACCTAATCCAAAACATATAATAAACTCAAAATGTGATGGTTCACCTGTTTCATATTCCCATCTTGAATCAAAGACCAGAACACCAAAAATAAAACCTGCTAATGGAACAATTGATATTTTCATTTAAAATGGAATTTTGTCATTATCTTTTAGTGGTTCATCCAATACTTTGACACCACCAATTTCAAAACCAACATTATTGGGAATTGACTTCATAATAATTGGATTGTCATATGATGTTGGTCTTCCACCTGTTTCAACTTCTTTCACTTTTCTAACATGTAAATGTGTCTTTGTCCATTCTGTTGGGTGTTGTGTATATCGATGAATCACAATAAAATCATCTGCCCTGTTTACAAATTTCCCACCACCTTCAACATCTGATGCCATTGGTGGAATTGGGTGACCACCAAAAATGTGGTCAACAGGATGTTTAAATCTTAATGCAGATGTGTTTGCATGTGTGTTTAACCAAACAGAAACTTGATTTTCTTTGCAAAACATTCTTATTTCTGTACATGCTTGATAATCATATTCATGTCCCCCCAAACTTTTCATTAACTCTGGACTTTTGGTCATTGAATTATAAGGGTCAATTAACATTCCACCATAATTCCAAGCATCTTTTATGCTTTTTGCAAATGATAATAAACTTCTAAAATCATACATTGTATTGTTGTCAATTATTTTAAAATAGTCATTTATCCAATTAAGGTGTTCATCAAATTTTTCTTTGCTTATTAAATTAATGGGTTTCTGTTCCAGAAATTCCACAAACTTTCTTAAAATACTGTGTGATTCATTTTCACTTGAATAAATCAACCATCTTGTTCCATTTCTTTTTGCATAACACAACATTAAATAAAGAATGACTGTGGTTTTTCCCACATTTGCATGACCAAGAATGACATTAAAATTTGATTTTTTAAATCTCAAAAATTTGTCAATTTCTTTGTTTCCTATTCTTTCACCTTCTTTTGTTTTGCCATTTCTTATGTCTTCAAGTTTCTGTGCTACTTCATTAAAATTAATTATCATTTTGTTCTTTGTGTTTAGTTTTTTGAAAAGGTATAAAAAAAAAGGGGAAATTTCTTCCCCCTTTGATTTATAATTGTGTGTTCTATTTTAGAACAATAAAAAATTATATTATCCTAAAAAGGCATGTCATCTGTGGTTTCTCTGTCTGGCATATGGTCGGCACCTGTGGTTTCTGGTGGTTTAACATAGTCATTCCATGCAGTGTAAATTTTATCACTGCTTTTTAATTCATCCCACATCAAATATCCATTATTGTTTTTATCTGCCCAATCACCAAAAAATTCCAAGAACTTTTTCATTTGTTTCACATTTATTGAAACCTTTGAATGTACAAATTCAAGTGGTGATTCTTTGACTGTTAAAAAATTAATGTAAACCTTTTTTTTGCCATTTTTATTGGTTTTCACAAAGACACCAATGTCATCATGTTTCCCTTCTGCTAAATTATATTTTTCATCCATAATATTGTTTTTTAAAAGTTGTTGTCAAATGAATAATTTTTTCCTGCAACAAGTTGTGCAGATTTAATTTCATTTTTGTTTTTTAAATCTTGATTTTCTTTTTTCAATTTTTTGTTTTCTCTTTGCAATGCTTCAATTTGAAACAGATATTGCCTAATTAAATCTTGTGTTCCTGTCATATAATGTTCTTTTTAAATTGTTAATATTTCCACAATATATAAATATTATATAATAATTACAAACAATTGTGCATAAAAAAAAGGTGAAGAAATAAATCCACACCCTTTTCCCTTTTCAAAAAACAATTGTAAAAGAACAATTTACAATAAACGAAAGTAAACGATTATTTTAAATTATCCAATTTATTTTGAAATTTTTCAATAATTTCTTCCAATTCAAAATTTGCTAATTTGCACAACTGTTTTGATTTTAGGGAAAGATCTTCTGATGTTCCTTGACCAATATTTGATTCCAACCATATTGAAAACTTGTATTGTTCACCGTATCTGAACACATTGCATCCTGCACACTGAACTTGAACATTTGTTTCATCCCAACGTGTGGAATAAAATTTTCTTGACATAAAATGACCTGCCTGTAATTTTTTAAAATGGTCAACTTTGCCACATGTGACACATTCAGACATTTCATTGTTGGCATGTCTTTGCCTTATCCACAATGAAAACACTGTGTCTGCTTTTTTTATTAAAGATTTTCTTGATTTTTTTTTTGGTTGTTTAGGTTTCACAATAAATAAATGAAGTTTTTCTTTTATTATATAATAGAATTAATATATTATATTAAATATATATATATATTGTTTATATTATATTATAAATTATTATATAATATTGCCTTATTTCTTGTTGACATAATCCTTCATCATTTTTTCACCTGTTCTTCCTATAACATAACCACCAATTCCCAATTGCAGAAGATTCCAAAATTCATTTTCAAGTTCTGGAATTCTTAAATCAAAAAGTGGTGCAATAAATTTGACATAAATCACAATAAAACCAAACGCCAACATCAGAATGGGACGCCAAGATCTTTGCAACCAATTCCCTTTTGCTTCTGCAAGAATTATGTCTGTTTGTAATTTTTGAAGTTCAAGTTCTTTTTCTTTTAAAACTTGGAAAATTCTTCTTTTTGCATCAATTCTTTCTTCATCATTGGTAAATAAATTGTCAATTAAATCACTAACAGATTTAAACACATTTGAACCAAAAAATTCCAATATTTTTTTCATTTACCTTGACCTTTGTATCTTTTTAAATAATTCTTTGAACTTTTACACTTGGATGCCTTTGTTTTGCAATGCACACCCTTCCTTTTCCTTGATTTTGTTTTATATATGTTTGTGGTTGACTTCATTTTTTAAGTGCTTTAAAACACCTGTAAATGCTTTTATACATATTAATAAAAGAATTACTGTGTAAATGTTTAAATGTGGTTCACCACACAATCCAAAAAAGTGTTTTATTGTTTCCATATTTTATTTTTTTGTCCATTGGTCATAACAAATTGCAATCCTTTGTGGTGCAGTGTATTCCTTTTTCATGACATCACTGTTCATGCATTTATTTAAAAATTGACTTTTGGATTCATTTCCTGTTGGTTTTGGTATTGGCATAATATAAATTTACGAATTTTATTTTAAATTACTAATCCATGCATATTCACTGTGTGCATCAAAACAAGGACAACTTTTTGAAGAAAATTCATTGTGACCATGCACAGATGCATTTGGAAAATCACATTTTAATTGCAGAAGAAGGTCTTGCAAAGAATCTTTTTGTTTTTTGGTTCTTGTGTCTTTTGCAATCCACTTTCCTTTTTTCTTTTTCTTTTCTACTCCCCCAATATAACAAACACCAATTGATGTGTGATTGTGGTTCAAAGTATGCGCCCCAGACCTTTCAATTGGTCTTCCTTCTTCAACTGTTCCATCAAGTTTGACAACATAATGATATCCAATATCAGACCACCCATTTTTTTCCACATGCCATTTTTTTATTTCTTTGGCATCAATATCTTTTCCTTCCTGTGTTGCAGAACAGTGTATTATTATTTTTCTGATTTTTCGCATATACAATTTGTTTTTAAGTTTTCCAATAATGCATTCCATTTAAAATGAATTGAACATTTAAGTTTTTCAAGTTTATTTGCTAAATATCGTAAACCATTAATTAAATATTTCATTGCTTTTTATTTTTATTTATTAAATACCATTTTTGTGCAGTGTAACCAATTGACACAGATAATAATATTATTTTTAAAATTACATCGATATCAGTCATGGAAATTGCAAAACTTCCTGTGTTTAAAATCATCAATTTAAAATCTTCCATTTTCATTTTATATTGTTTCTGGTTTCCACTCCCATCCATTTGTGTGATTTGTGTAATCATCAGAAGGTGGATTTACAATGTATTGTTTCCATTCATCTGGTTGTTCAACATCATGCCAAAGAATGTCAATTGCAAATTTATTATTAATCATAATTTCACCTGCGGTTTCCCAAACAACATCATTGTCAATTTGTGAAATTAAATTTTCAAATTCAATAATTGAATCAAATTCATATTTATACCAATTTATATTTCCTATTTTCATTTTACATTTGTTAATTGTTTTAAAATATCTGCATCAAGATTATCTTCCCAAAGTCCATATTCCAAAATGTAATCCGTTCTTTTACCATTAAATTGCCAATAATTCATTGAACTTGCAACATATAAGTCCGCAAAATATTCTTTACCATTGACAACAATATTTCCATTATTTGAATTAAATGCAATTGCATTGATACCTTGATTTAATAGAACATAATCTTTTCCTTCAATTCCTGTTTCAGTTGAAGTTGGGAAATATGAAGAATCAAGTTTTAAATAATATCTAAAATCTTTATTTTTATTTGTTGGGTCGCGCCAAATTCCCATTGAAGTAAATTGATATTCTTCTGAAATTTGTGTTCCATCTATTGTGTTTTTTTGTCCTCTAAAAAATGCAAAGTCTGATCCACCTGTTTGCCATCCCCCCAAATTTTGTGAAGGTGTTGCATTTGTTGAATCAACATTTATTTTAAAATAAAAAGTTTGACATCTTTTTGACAATTCATTGTATGAAGTACCATTTTGAACTGTGTAATTGTTTGGCAATCTAAATTGAGTAAATGACACACCTGTGTTTCCTGTTCCTTTGTTTTCAATATAATCCCCTGTTACATAATCAGTATATTCATTGAATTGATAACTTGATAATTCTTGCATCAAACCATAAATTGTGTAAAATGTTTGTGCGTTAAAATACAATGAAGGATAATTATAATTTCTTTCAATTGAATAATTTAATATATCCTGTGCATTTGCTTGTAAATCTGCACTGTACACTTCCATTTTTGTATATCTTCCAAATGTTGTCCCTGTTCCTGTTGTTGTTTGATTTTTTGGGTTTGGTCTTAAAAATATTTTTACCCTTGTATAATCATACGGACATGATTCAAATTGTACATTTTCAATAAATTCTGCATTTGAAATATTTCCATCATCCGTTGTTTCATATGCAACAGTGTGTGACCTGTTTAATAAATTAATTGTCAAACATGTTTTGTTTTTTTTAATGTCATTTGCATACCAATCCACATTTGATTTTTCATTTGTGTTTTGAAACCAAAATGCTAAACTTGGGACAGTCAATCTTGAAATATCTTCTTGTAATATTACAGTTGAAGTTCCACCACAAGGCGGAATTGATTCCCTTGTTGGTTGACTATTACGAATCCATTCTTCATTTAAAAAACCTGTCCAAACATAAAATGAAATTACTTGTGTTCTGTCACGAGAATTTGAAAATTTGTCAAATACCCTTCCGATTCTTTGTCTGAAAAATCTTTGATAAACTGTGTTATTTTTAAAATCTGCACCCCAACTTCCTTGTGTTCCTTGAATAAATGGTGTTCTTTTTGTGTTGACATTTGTCACCACTTCTTGAAATGTTTGGGTCACACCATTATCACAAACAAGTTTAATGTCATATGAACTTGTTAATGAAGAATATAAAATTCTCCAAAATGTGTCACCATTTGTTTCAAACCGCAAAAGGTCTTGTGTTGCAGGTGCATAATTTCTAAAAACACCTGTAATCCCAACCCCTGCATTTGTGCTTCCCCATTTCATTGCAGAATTGTTTCTGTAATCAACTTTGACAACTTGGTTTTGATTTTGTTGTCCTTCATTAAAATTTCTTAAAAATTCATATCCTTGATTGTTTGCAGGATAACGATATCTTAATTCAGAACCAGAATATCCCACCATGTATGGTAAATTATACCACGAATCAAAATATGTTCCCATTGATTGTTGTGGAACTTCTGTCAATTTTTGTGGAACAACCCATGTGTTTGATGCTTGTTTTGTTGCAACATCTTCTGTTGTGTAAAAACCACGCCATCCAACCACATAATCCATAAATGTGTGTGCCTTTTCTATTAATGCTTTTTTCCAACTTAATTTTGCCATTATTCTTCTGTGTTTGGTGTTGGTGGTGCATAAGGATCAATGTCATATTTTGCAAGTTCATCCAACCATTCCTGTTCTGTGTCATATAATGTCACAGTTAATTCAGTGGTTAATTCTTGTGTTTTTTCAATTTTATTATACATTGAAGGTTTTTCATTTTCCCATGTAATAAACCAACCATTGTAATTTTTTATATCTTCCATATTTTTTTTTTATGCTTGACCACCATCAATAATTGTCCAACCATTTGTGATTAATGTATCTCTGTCCGTTTTTCCCTGTCCTGCCGAATATTTACTTAAACCTGCGTACATTTGTTTTTGCATGTTACTTGGTGCAGTTGCAACCAATCTCGAAAGCAAATTATCATATTGTGCAGTTGTCATTAATTGACATGTTTGACCAAAGAAATTCATTCCACCCCCTGTTTTAAAACCACTGAAATCAAAATTACCCCATTCAACAGATGTTATTGGTGAAGTGCATCCCATTTGTGTGAACATATTATCCATTGTGGATGTTCTGTTTGAAGTTGAAAAATTTCTAAAATCTACACTTGTTAATGTTGTTGTGCTTGTGAACATATTTCTAAAACTTCCATAATCACCACCTGTTGAACCATTATCAACGCCCCAATTAAAATTGCCAAAGTCAATTGAAGTAATTGATGTATCACCAAGCGAATAAATAGCGGTTTGATATTCCATATTATTTCCCCAACTTTTTAATTCTGTTATTTGTTCAGAAACGTTATTTGTCATAAAAATTCCTGCCGACAAAGGATGTGGATAATCTCCTGTAATTACAACATTATAAACACCTTGTGATGTATAAGTGTGATTTGTTGTGCTTGTTAAACCTGTTTGTGAAGTTCCATCACCCCAATCCACATTGAAATTATATGGTGAACCTGTCCATTTTGCAATTCTCAAAGTCAATTCAGAATTCACACTTGTGTCCCAAACAAATTCCAGACCATCATTTAATGGTGGCGCAGGTGGTGTTGGATTTGCATCATTATAATAAATATCGCCCCATCCTGTTTGTGTTGGAAGTCCCCAATATGAAGTGGCATATATTGAACCCCAACCAATATTGTTATTTGCCATAATTATATATTATTTTGACATTTTCCATTGTCATTGTTGTTGTCCATCCCATTTTTTATCTTATTTAAAAATTGTTTTAATAACCTTACATTTAATTGTTTAGGTTTTGAATTTCTTTTTTTTGTCATTTCAATTGCATTATTTCCAAAGTGTCCCATCATAAAACCCAACCTGTAAAATCTGCACTGTAATCCGGCCACATTCCATCTGCATCATTGTTGTTATATTCTGGATATAAGTTTGAATTATAACACATGTAATCCAAATATCTTCTTGTGTAAAATTGTGCAAATTGTCTGTGTCTGGAAATCATTGTGTCAACTTCTGTTGATGGAACAGTTTCTGCATTTTCACTTCTGTGTTTCATCACACCACCATTGGCAATTGTATATGATGCAAATGGAAGATAATCAACCATTGCATAATGAATCAACATGTCTTTTAAATAGTGATCCACAAGAAATAAATAATCCCCTGTTAATGTGTTGGTGGTGATTTTATCACTAATTGCATCATATAATGATGTCCCCAAATAATTCTGCAAATGAATCTGTTGTGCGATACGAATAAATTGTATGAATTTTTGGGTGTCCACTGAACCAGAAACGATTGTGTTTCTTGTTAAATCTTCCCTTGAAATAAAAAGTGCGGTTGCCATATCTTATGTTGTTATTTTTTTGGATTCCATTGTCCCCTTCCTTTTTGTCTATCTGTTGCAATTTTTGCCTTTGCTGAACCACGCGGATTTTTCAAATAAGATGAAGGAATTGTTTTTGTTTTATTATAGTTTCCAAGATTTTTGGACACTTCTGTGTTGGATGCCAATCTGTAAAGAACACGCACCCATTTATGTTGACAGTAAACACCGCCTTTTAATTCAAAAATGTTGTATCGAATTGATGGTTTATGTCTGAATTCCACATTCACATTGTCTTTGAAAGATGCTCTTTCAATATCTTCAATTCGCCACACAATTCCTGCCCTTGACATGTTCATCATGTTTCTGCAAAATGTTCTTGATTTACCAGAACCAGACATTCCCCTTGCATATTTATATCTTATTTTATAAAGACCATTTTTGGAATCTAAACTTGACCATTCAGAACCATTTCTTCGTGAATCAACGTACTGTTCATTTAAACCAATTGCCTTTTTTAGTTTGTTTAAGGTTGTTGGATTTTCTTTTATTAAATAATTTGCCCAATCTTCATTGGAAATGTCTGTGTCTTCATCCATTTCTGCAACAAATTCATATCCTTCCAAACCAATTGTTCCTGCTTTGTTTAGTTCAACAAATAAATCATCCTGTTCATCTTCTGAAAGTTGGATGTGGTCATGATTGTGTTTATCAAATTCAACTTCATTTATTGTCGTTTCATTATTTTCCTGTTTTTCCCCTGTTTCCTTTTCTATTTGTTCACCACTTTGTGCATTTTGTAAATCTGCAAATTCAAGTGGTTGAAGCGTTTTAAAGTACAAATCCAAAGCGATTCCATTACATGCAAGTATTGTGTCCATTGCATTCAATAAAAGGTCTTGAATCGGTCGTATTACAATGTTGTCCATTAAAGTTGATGCAGTTTTCAATTCATCTGCGTTGTTTCCCAACCCTGTGTTGTCTTTTATTCCCAACAACATTGGTGACACGCATCTGTGTGCAACCAGAATTTTTTTCATTGATTCATCAGAAAGGAATTGATATTGATTGTGTGCATCACTTAATTGCACAGGTTCAATCGTACTCGCACTTTCTGCATTTTCATTAAAACTTAAAATAAAACGACCTGCATTGGAACTTCCTGTAAATTTTTGCTGAATAGCATTTTCAATGTTTGACCTTTCTTCTTCATTTGGAACACCATTCGAGAAATTAATTAACATCGAAGGCGCAAGACCATTTTGAACATTGTTGATGTGATAATTTGAAATTTCTTCTTCAAGTTCTGCATATTGCAAACCACCTTGATAATCAACAGGACTGAAATAATAATGTCCTGCAACATATGGTCTGACATAAAGAATCTCGACTGCTTCCTTTGATGTTCCAAATGCAGGAATCCTTTTCAATTCATCATTGGGTTTTTTGGTTGCCCAATCACCACAATAATAAAATCCTTTTATTTCACCATCTTCTTTGTCACATTGTTCCATTGCCAATGTTTCAACAGGAATGTGTCCAACTTCAACAATTCTTCTTTCTTTGTCATAAGCAACTTGAATTGCACACTGTCCCATCAGTTTAAGATCATATGCCAATTTTCTGACACAATCATCTGTAAACAAGGACTTCATGTTTGCAAATTCATTTGGTTTGTGTGATGAATCTGTGGCATCAATTCCTTTGCCATATACCATTTGACTGATTCCATTTACAAGTGCATTATTTGTTGGTGAACCTGTAAACCTGTCAATTAAATATTGGAAATACGAATTGTTTGCACCATATGTCACATAATCTTCCCCTTTTACTGTTTCAATTACAGGTGATGTGTAACCAGATAAATTTAATATTTTTATTTTTGACATTATTCTAAAATTATATATTTGTTTTCACTAATTACTTCTTTATACAACCCTTTATTTGCATTATAAATGGCATTAGTTTCTTGATTTATTAATTGTGAAGTGCAAAACAAAGTTTCCCTTGTAANCANTCCATTNTTTGAATTACTGTCATAAACTGTAATTTCATAATAATTCCCTTCAACTAATTGTGCAGTTGNTTTGTTTGCATTTGTTAAATCTACATTGAAATAATTTTCATTTGCAATTGGTGTGATATCTAAAGTTGTGACCACATTTGTTGATTTGCTTCTTATTTCTAATTTATATGATGCATTCAAAATTGTGTGTGGTCTGAAAATTAACTTTAAAACTGAATCCCCTGTTGGTTCAACTATCTTCATTTAGTTCTTTATTAATATAACGAACAATTAATTAAACATGTTTGAAGTGCAAAAAAAAAGACACCCATTGGATGTCCTTCTTTCAATAAAACTAAACTAATTATTACGGTGTAATTTGGTCTGCGCTTACTGTCAACCCTGTGGATGCAATATCCCCTGCAATAAAGTTTGCAGGAAGTTTTTCCATTCCTTGCATTGTTAAAGTATAACCGCTCAAGTCACCCATTGCCGCGCCTGTTACGATTGTCCCGCCATTACAATCCATTCCGTATTCCAAACCTGCAACAAAAAGGTTTCCATTGTTGTCTTCCACAATTGCATGTGGTCTTGCAGTCGCAATTAATGCGATCTGGTCATTTGTTTCATAATCCAATTTGTGAAATGTCAAGTTCAAAAGTTGGTCATAAAATGTTGTTCCATTATCTCGTGATGATGTAATGGTTTGGTCAAAAGAACTTGTTCCTTTTAAATCATATTCATAAACTGTTCCACTTGCAAAATTTGTGATTTGTGCAGAAGAACCCGGATTTGTATATGTGACAGTTCCAAGTGTTCCAAAGTTGGCGAAATAAACTTTCGTTAATCCACCGACTGAATCCTTACAAGGTTCAATTCGACCTTCTGTGATTAAACATGTACTCATATCTTTTTGTGTTTTTAAAAAAAAAGGGAAGGAAGAAAAATCAACCTTCCCAATTTATTTGATTAATATTAATTTATCCTTATGATAAAACTGCTACATCAGAACCAATTCCATAAGTCACGCCAGCGGTGAACCTCATCACAACGCGAACCTGTTGTGAACCATCGATATCGGCCATGTCAATCACCTTCACGACATTCGTGTCGTTAAGTAAACCTGTGCCGAAATAAAGATTTGATTTTTGCGCTGCAACTGCGGTGTCATCTGGAAGACCGTTGGTCACAAAGATTTTTACACCATCAAATGATAATGAACCATTATTGAACCACATTGTTCCTTTATTGTCAACACCATTTGCACCAAGTCCTGCCGCTGCAAATCCGCCTAATGCACGAACATACGCTCTTGCAATGTTTTGTGAAAGGTACAGGTGAAGGTCTTCTTTTCCATATACTGATGTCGGAATTCCATCGACCAAATTTCCAAGATTTTCAATCACATTTGCTGATGTAATCGCTGCCGTTTTTGCAACTGCAACTGCACCAGAACCTGCCGCTTGAAGTTGTGGAACAAGACCTTCAAAAGAATCTGCACCAATTCCACCATTCCATATTTTTTGCTCAATAAACTGTGAAACTTCTGAACTTGCGTGTGCAATTAAAAAGTCACTGAATTTTGGTGGAAGGTTGTCAAATGCTGAATATCCCATTGTAACCGCACCCCAATCATTTTGAAATTGTTCTTTACACAAAGTCATGTTTTGTTGGAATGGTAGTGGTTCGAGAACTCTTTCACCAAGTGTGATGTCCGCAGTGTCTGTGTACTCACATGATGCACCACGAATTGAATCTACATTTGTAAAAGTTGAAATTGTTTGTTTGTACTTAATATTTGGTTTCACTGTGATTCCACCATTGTCAAGTGTCACACCAGAAAACAAAGCGGCAGCGATATATTCACCTGCCCATTGTCCTGCATACGTTGGCGTTCCCGCTGCATGTGCAGGTTGTGGTTGCGCCAGATTAAATTTTTTATTTGCCATTTTTTTAATTTTTATGATTTTTTTTAATTGTGATTTATGTTTGAAATTCTTTCCATTATTTTGTCCATTGTGGAAAAAGGTTTATTTGCACCAAGTTTAAATTTCATTGTTGACTTGGTTGAATTTGGATTGTGTTTTAACAATTGACTTCCCAATTCTTCCTTGACAACAAATGCACCATCTTCTTCTTTTCCTTCATTCAGTTTTGCTTCAATTTTTTCAATCATGTTTTTCATTTCTTTCACTTCTGATTGAAATTCTTCTTTTGAAACATAACCACCTTCAAATTCTTCTGGATCTTGTGGTGAATTGTCATCCCCTGCCTTCACTGAAACTTTGTCTTTTTTCAAATCGGCAATGGCATCTTCAAGATTTTTAATCCTTTTTTCCATTCCTGCCCAATCTTCAACGACTGCTTCATCTTCTGCAAGTTTTGTGTCTTCAACATCTTTTTTGATGTCTTCCTTTGCATCTTTGATTCCATCCTTGTAACCTTCTTCTTCTGCTTCTGGGACTGTTTCCAAGTCCATTTTCCCAATCTTCCCAACTTCACCAACTGTCAACACACGACCATCTTCAAGTTCATATTCCCCAACAGGAAGTGGAACTTGTTCATCTGTGTCTGAAATGATAAATACGGAATGACCTTCTGAAAATTCATCTGCTTCCAAGACAGTTCCATTTGCAAGTTTCATTGTTGCCAATTCAACCTTGTTAAGAAATGTATCAAATCGCTTTAAAATATCGATTGCATTCATATATAAATAAATATTAAGTTAATACCTATATAACGAACTGAATGCCTGTGTTGGGCGTTTAAGGGGTGTTTATGTAGGTTTTTAAATCTCCCAATGTGATTTGTTTGGTTTCACCATTTACAACAATCACAAGAATGTCTGTGTCATTTAAACTTGATAATATTGCAACAGGTAATTGCGTGATTCTTTTATTTGCCATTTTATTATTTTTTAAGTTGACCAGATTATTTTTCCAATTTCATTTGTGTTGTCATCCTGCCATAATATAAAAACAGATGCAACACCTTGTGATGCAGGTTCAGTGATTAATAAGTTTTGTTGTGCAGGATTTGTTCCTTGTGTTCTTCCAATTCCTTGATTCCAAAGGAAACCTTCACAACATTCATTTGAATATGTTTCACCATCCACACAAAGACACGCAGGTGAACTTCTGTCAATTCCCCATCCTTGTGTTGGTGTTCCATCTGGTGTTAAGGGATATTTATTTTTTGCCATTTGTAATCATATTGTAAATTTTTTCAAGTGTTTCCATTGCAACCTGTTCCTTGTTTTTTTTATGTTTCAGACATGGCATGTACCAAATTTTTCCATTAAAATTGTGTTTGTGGCATCCTTCACATCCAATGTCATTTGCAACTTCAAGTGCTTTTTCTTTTGTGCTATATGCAAGTCGGTCATCAATCATGACAGTTGAACCATCAATTATTTGTGTTTTGAAATTACTTCTTGACGCCCTATCTGCAAAATAACCTTCGATTGAAAATCCACGCACTTTTCCTGTTTTAACATAATCCTTCCAAATGTCTGGATTGTCAACTTTGACTGAACCCATCCAAGTCCCTTTTGGAACTTCCATCCCATATGTGTTTGATTTGTCTTTCTTTGGGTTTTCTACAATCCAAGATTCAACAAGTGATAAACCATAAATCTTTTTTTGATGTTCAAGTGTTGAATTGTTTTGTTTTCCTTGTTTTAAATACATCTGTGATGCTTTTTGAACTGTTTCTTCACTGAAAAAAATATAATATTCTTTTCCATCATCATCTTTTCTGTAAATGGGTTTGTTAGGAATCAACAACGGTCCAATTAACAGTTGTTTATCTTGGTCAACTGTTTTAAACTTAAATTCTTTTGCATCTTTTAGCGCAATAAAATCTTCTTCAATGGCAGGAAATTCCACGACGCTTATTGCATCAATGCCTGTGTCAATGTCCCCTTCTTCAATAAACAATTCAACTATATCAAAACTCATAATTCTTTTATTATATAACGATTAATATTACAAACTTGTGGTTTCCACAATATTTCTTTCTAAACTTTGTGCGGTTGTCACATCTTGACTGACAACATATGCCTGTACAGGTGTGTTGTTTTGGTCACCCAACATTTCAGCAATTTGATTTGTGTCTGAACTTCCAACCACATTGAAAGATGGTGACACAGGTTGTGGTGCAGGTGCAGGTGTTCCACCACCCCCACCACCTCCAGATGGTGTTCCACCAATTGATGATGCAACTGCCTTTTGTTTTTTGATTGCAGTCATTATTCCTGTAACAATTCCAACCGCACTCGCTGCATATGCAACAAGACCAGGAATCGCGGCAGGAAATCCAAGCGCTAATGTTGCATTTAAACCAGATGCAGTGTCTGTTCCACTTTTGACTGCCTTCATTTGACCATCCACCATCATCATTGTTGCCTTTTGTTTCATCACCCCAAGTTCAATCATCAATTCTTGGGCGGCCATTAATTGTTTTGCAATTAAAGATGCTTTTCCAAGCGCAGATTCTGCACCAAAAATTTGTGTAATGGTGTCAAGTGTCTGAATTTTTGCCTGTCTTTTTTCTTCTTCCCTTTTCTGTGCTTCTTCAACTCTTTGAATGTCAATTTCATCTTGACCAAGTGCAATTTCATTTATTCTGTTTAAATATTCCTGTTCCGCATCGATTCTTGCTTGTGTCCCTTCTGCATATATTTCCCTTTTTGCTTCAATATCTGCAAGTGCAATTTCATTTTCTGCATCCAATTCTTTTTGTTGCAAATCAAGTTTTTTAAACATGTCTGTTTCTTGCTGAATAAGTGCTTCTGCTTTTAATTTTGCCCTTTCTTGTTCACCAAGATTTGCAGTTTGAACCAATTGATTTTGTTCCTGCAACAATGCATTTTCATTTGTTAATTGTTCAGATTTGAACCCTGTCACCTTCGCACTAATTGCAAGAAGTTCTGTTTCTGCTTGGTAAAGTTGATTTTTTAAATCATTGGATTCACCTTCCAATGCAATTTGTTGTTGTAAATTATTTATCGCACTTTGTGCAACTTTCTTTTCCGCTTCAAGTTGTTTTTCCAGAACTTCACCAAGTTTGGTATTTGCTTCAATTCTTTCATCAATACTTTTTGAAACATCATCACGAATCTGTCTTTGCTTTTCTGCTTCTTCATCATATGATTCAATTAATCTTTGTTGTTGAAGTGCAACCAATTCATAATTCTTTTTTAATTTGGTCAATCTTTCAGCATCTGCAAGTGTTTGTTTGACATCAATTTCTTCCATTACTTTTCCAACTGCATCAATTGATTCTATATATAATGTGGCAATTTCCCCAACTGCTTCACCAAGATTTGTTGCAACATTCTTCGCTGCTTCAATA